TGGTCTACTATCAGTAGCATTATCAGTCTTAGGAGAACCTTCGTTCGCCTTCATGGTATGCTGATAGTTTGGTCTTGGATATCTGATACGAAATGGATCAGGCATCCAATAAGTTACTTGCCATTCTTGCTCAGGACATAACTCAAGATGCTTCTCTACAGTGTGAGAGAAACTACCCAGTTGAATGTACCCATCGTGACTGATACATCTGCCGTCCCCGGTATCAACCAGGAACATCATCTTACTACTCATAATTAAGAACAAGAATGTATGTCGGCAAGAGGACTTGAACCTCCACGTCATAAAGACACTGGTACCTAAAACCAGCGCGTCTACCAATTCCGCCATGCCGACATGAGGGAGGGAATAAATCCCTCCACACACTTCCTTCACACGGACTCATACATTATATACTAGTCTGGTGAGGAAGTCAACTGGTTATTTATCGAGCAGATACTCGACAGTATTTGAGACATCATTCATCGCATCAGCGAGCACTTTGCGTTGCCCGGACTCCTGAACTGAGGAGTCAGTGTCGTCAGATAAAATCCAACGCCATTGACTCATGTCTTTACAGAACCACAGTTGGATTCTCATTGAACGATATGCTTGGCATCGTTGTCAAAGATCTCTAAACCTTTATCAGTCAGGATGTGATCATACATTTGATCAAACACTTTTGGTGGCATCGTTACGACGCTAGCGCCATTATACCATGAGCGAACAGCACGTTGTACGCTACGGATAGAAGCAGCAAGAACCTGAGTCGGACAACCGTGGATTCGGTATAGATCGGCGATTGAACGAACAACTTCCAGACCAGCAACAGATTGATCGTCGAGACGACCGACAAAAGGAGATACATATTTTGCTCCTGAGTTTGCTGCTAGAACTGCCTGTGCCGCACAGAAGATCAAAGTCACATTGACATTGATACCTTCGTTAGATAGTTCACGGCAGGCAGTAAGTCCTTCTCGTGTAAGAGGAACCTTTACTGTGGTACATTGACCAAACTTATCATAAAGACGCTTACCCTCACTAATCATTGTATCAGTATCTCCCATCACTTCCATGGAGATATCTGGTACACCTAGATCTTTGAGTTGTTGATATACATCTTCTGGATTTTTACCACTCTTTCTGATAAGAGATGGGTTTGTTGTGATTCCATCAATTAATCCTGTGGACCAACACTTTTCAATGGTGTCTGTATCTGCGCTGTCTAAAAAAATTCTCATCGTAAACGATTATGATAACGATCCAGGCTGGATTCGAACCAGCGACCAACGCTTTAGAAGAGCGATGCTCTATTCCACTGAGCTACTGGACCCTGGATACATTATATAGCATCCTTACTAGAGCGTCAAGACCTATATACTCTGTAAACTACTGAGAGAATTATGAGAAAAATTCTTATTGCTTTGCTATTTCTTTCAGCAGCTCCCGTTCAAGCCGACATCACACATAAACTGTCTTCGTCGGTCCAATTGAATGTCAATTCTGCTGCCACTCAGGCAACTAGAATTGGAAATACATACAGTATTACTGGCAATAACATAAACACTACGGATGGGACCACTGCCGGTGCAATTTCTACAGGTACTATCACGAGTGGTCTCTATGCCCCTGGTGCTATTGCTGCTTCCCAAAAAACTGCCGGAGAATCATTCTCCTTCAGCGCCTCTTTTACACAGGGTGATGTCATCCAAACATCTGCTCCCACTGTAGGACAGGTTAGTGCTTTTGGTTCACAAATCTCCAATGCTGGAGGTACAACAGGTGATCTAGCAGGTACCATCACCAGTACTGGTGCCATGGCAATCACGGCTGGTGGAAGTGGCACGAGTGCTACAGGTCAATTTGTCAGCGAAGTGACGACCCTCAAGTGAGTCTAAGAGATGACCCATTTTGGAAGGACAATAACGTCTACTGCGATAGGTGTGGTGGCAGTATTAAGTACTGCTGCTGCCCAAGCGGTCCCAGTGATTCCAAATTTCACCCAGGGATCAATGTCGAGCCACACAGAGACGACCTCCACAGTAACTGAGGTTATTAACTCGATGGACTATAGCACAGGATATCAATATTCTGCTACTGGAACTGGTGTTACATCATCAGGAAACCTATCCCCAGGAACAGGATCAACTAATATAACTATTGACGGAGTGACATCATCATGGACAGGGGTGACAAGCAAACCAACATTCACACAGACAACACCGGGGGCTGCGTTCCAGTTTACCGAGACGTACTCAGGACCCGGACTACAAACACATACAATTATCCAAAGAGAAACGACAATTACGTCGGTAACAGACACCACAAGTATCTTCCAGCAGTAATTCTATGTCTACTCAACCTTGCAACTGCCCCTGCCACACTGGCGGAATCTGTAGGGGGTGTAAGTGCGACAGCAAGTCCAATAGCTAATAGTTCTGGCTCGGTGACCAATCAGGCAATTCAGGTTTTACAGGGTCCATATATTACTAATACTTATGGGGGAGGAATCCAGTGTCAAGGTGAGACCGTAAACTTTACACCTTTCATTACTGGATCTGCCTCTGCTCAAAAACCTTTTGAGGGATCTTATGATGATCCAGTATATGATATGCGAGATCTAGACGAAGACGGATCTTTAGACAATGCTGGTGACATTTTATACTATATGCCGACCAGGACTGGGCAAAAGGATAACTACAATCTATCAGTAGGCATCAGCGCCACCTGGAGTGTCCCTAGAGACAAGAAACTACAGAAACTGTGTAAAGAGGCAGCAGGGACTCAGATCTCCTTACAGAAGCAATTGACTGCCAATAAGCGCCTCGATTTTGAGATCGCGAGACTTAAAAATTGTGGGGAATTGTTAAAGGCGGGAATACGCTTCGCTCCGGGCACACGATATGCTACCATATGTGCCGACGTGCAGGTAAAAGGTGTGAACTTTATGGTTCAGCACAAACATTCTATTCCTTCCCCTTCAGTTTCCGAATCGCGTGTGAGCGAATCCGCTGCTGATCTCGGCGGTCCTGTATTGATTCAACAATAGTTTTCTTTCCAAGTTTTTCTTTAACCTTTGATATTACTTTTTTGATTGTAGGTTTGATTACCTTGAGGAGTATGTCTGCCAAAGGTTTGGCAAGCAGTGCCGACGTAGTTGCTACTAGAGCAATGGTTGCTGTAGTGGTTATTTCCGGGGCAGAAGGTAGATACTCTTCAATGAAAGGTGTAGTTTTTTCTGAAGGTTCTTCGATTGTCGCGGTTTGAGGCGGAGTGACTTTTGATGTATCAGGTATTGATGGAGTTTCAGGGGTCTCTGCTGGGGGTACTTTAGGGACTGGTGCTGTTTGTTCTATGACCATGTTCTCCGGTTCGTACTGAATCGGATCGAACGAAGGAGTATTGGCGTCACAAAATATTCTTACACCATCAGGATCGTCTTCCATAATCTTATCACTACCACCCTCATGTGCTTCTACACATCCAGGAATATTGATAATAGGAACGCCAATGAATTCTGTTATTGGTGCGACCGGTGGTATCGCTATAGGAGGACTACTTGTCAACCACTCTGGAATACTAGGTATACTCAGGTTAGTCGTATTTATATCAATCTCGGGAATTTCTTGTGACATTTAATTTAGTGGTGCCATTGCTCCCATCATCTAATTCAGCAAATGCCATTCTTAATATGTATATGACTACAAACAATGCACCTGCAACTGCAAGTATGACACAGATAATCACTGACCACACAGGGTCGTTAGCATTATCTAGAGGACGTAATAATAAATTCATCATTCATCATTTATAGATTTAATCCAGAGAGAAAGTTTCATCACTGCAAGGATTAAAGTGAGTGGTATTAGTAGACCAAATACAATAAACAAACTCATTTGCGAAATGGCTCCCAATGTTCCCATCCGTGTTTATGAACTGCCCACATTCCTAGGATAGGAACGAAGACCAGGCACCATGCCATGAATCCTAAAGCGTATGGGTTGTTTAGTACAACACCACAAAACCTAGCAAAGTTTAGTATCATTAGATTCGTTACCTTTAATGCTACAAGTTAATTTACAATCCTCTCCTTGATATTCACTATCAGGAATAAAGATATCTCCACCACATACAGCACTTCTACACACTTGTCTAGATGAGTTTATTTTAATGTGCTGCTTATCCATAAGTCTCTAAAATAAAAATCTACTTTAGTAAGGCTATCTAATGGTGGTTCTAAATTTGATTCTGCCCATAGTATACAAAATCTATGGACACTATCATTCGATTGGACATATTTGACTCCATGCATTCTAGCAAAAGACGACATGGCGAAGTCATAAGAATTCTTTAATTCTGGTTTAGTGCGCTGTGCCATTTCCATCATATTTGTCACTTTCATAGTAAAAATTTTCTCCTCTATAAAATCCAAAAATTATAGTAAGAAGAATAAATGGAATTGATACCCAGAGTAAGACGTGTGCTAGAGTCATTCGACATTACCTGGTGATAGTGATTGGAAAATTTTAGAACAAGCATCAATAGCAACATGTGCTCCATATACCCCAGAGAAAATATACAAGATACCTAACTTAGAACAATACAGTTCCAGTTCCTGACATGTTCTTATGTCAGTGGTACTGTAATCAATAACAATATCACCCTCCTCAAGTAATGGTAGCAACTCATCAAATGTGTCTTCTACCTTTTCCTCTGGGAGTGTAATCTGAAAAACACCAGGAACTTTACCTGCACTAGTGTATCTAAGACCATCAGATTTAACTGCTTGGACAAGATACTCTAGTGAGGTTACACATCCACTAATATATCCTGCTTCATATTGTCCACAGGCATTCTCATAGTTGGTGCTACTGTAACCCCAGACTTCAATTCCCTTTGCAAGCATACGGCGAGCCATACCTTCACCAGTACGACCCAAACCAATCAATCCAACTTTCATTTTAATCAATTCAATTTACGTGAATGACGCCAGTCATGCCTGCACTCTGATGAGGACCACAGAAGAAGTTGTAATCTCCTACATCAGCAAACACAACGTCTTGTGATTCTCCTGGAGCAAACAATAGTGCTTCTCTAGACAGGTCAGGACGTGCCTCAACAATAATATTGTGAGGAGGTAGTGATTCATTCATAAAATGAACTGTATCACCCGCAGAGATTGTGATGTCATTGGGTTCAAATACTAGATTGCCACCAGCACCCATCGTTACATCCACTGCCCATGCAGGTAAAGCAAGGAACAATGAAGCGAATAGACAAATTAATAGCCTCATGGCTTTTCCGTGACTAATTTATCTAGTATACCAGGTTTTATCTACTATTGTTTTTGTGTGATATTCAGAACAATATACAGTTACAATCCAGTCTCTTCGGGAAGACAACCTTTCATCTGCATAGCAAGATCTCCACCCACTTCGCCTGCTTTATCTGCTACAAACAGTGTAACAAATCCACCTAAGACTGGTCCTACGTATGGTATACCTACAAACCATGGCGCTGCTGCTGCTCCTAGACTAGCGCCTACAACCCTTCCTTGAGACTCTCCACCACCTGCCGCCTTGATACACTCTAGAGTCTCGGCACTCATCTTTTTTCCCTCTTGTCCTCCTTCTACACCACGTTCGGTGACGATTCGTACATCACTTCTACCACCTATACCAAAGAATCCATTACGTGTCTCTACATCCCGTGTAGAAACCATTGTCTTTGGATCGTTAGACGAGTATTTTATTTCATATCCATCTCTACCAGCTCTTACACTGTAAGAAGTGTACTCACTGACCGGTAGATTAATTTGTGGTAATTGACCGTTCTTAACTAACAGTCCGATTGTTCCAATATGTGCCACACCCACTAATGTACCTAGACTAAGTGCGAACCATTTCATTGTTTTAGATTGTAGGTTTTACAGGAGGTTCCCCGTCACGAGTTTTAATAACAAGGGGTGCTTGCTCAATACGAATAGTTTGGGCAGGTGCAGTTTCTTTTGCTGCTGCAATCAATCTTTCCATGTCGGCTTTACTAATGCCGACATTACTACCCCCACCTTCCCCAGCTTTCTTTGCTGCCTGGACGCCAAAAGTCGCGAGCACCCCAGTAAAGACACTCGCGATAAAAGTTGGATCAAGTTTTTGCTCGGGGATTCCGAGTGCAGGGGGGAGTTTGATGTATGCCAGTGTTAGTATTCCGCCGCTCCAAACAAGGATGCCAAGGCGGACAAAGGTAGAAAGAATAGCAAGTTGTTCTTCTTTATCGTCTGCTGCTTCTTTCAGTTTACCAAGAATACCTTTCTTCTTAGGATCTTCCTTCTTGACTTCTTCTGGCATTGATGATCGGCAAGTCTCTTTTATTTATCTAAAAGATACTGTTTTTCATTTTCGTATATATTACGCTGACCCGTCTTAAGTTCCCATGCATATACTAGGTCAGGAATTAACCACTGATCCACACGAACACAATGCTCCCAGTTGATAGGGTGAGCACAACTCACCACTACAACAGTAAAGAATGCCTTAGCATGGATCCAGATAGTAAACATTACTCTTTAATATAACCGTTTTCAACCAAGTATTTACGAGTCAATGGTGTTGGATCATATTCGGTCCACATCTGACCAGCAGCACAAGCATTCAATGCATTCATAGTCATGTGTTCAGTTTTACCTGCCCACATTGCTTCCTTCTCCCACGGAATTGCTCCTGGTTGCATTGCATATGTTCTACGTGTCATCTCTTGCCACATCTCAGGGACAGCATCTTCGGGTAAGATAATAGCAATCAAACTATTATCAATCGTTCCTGCCATACAATCCTGTGCAGCGTGCCATCCTTCATGACGCATGACACTCATGAGCACATGAGGGCGACCCATAAATGTCTTGTTCAAAAAGAAGTTATTACTTACAGTATGATAGACACCACGATTTCCTACTGGAAAATACTTTTCATCAGCAAGATATACACCTACACCAACTTCACTTAGTGAAGCGAGCATATGATTAAACTCTTGTGCCACTGAAGTAAATGCTTCAGGGTTATCATAATTTGAAGAAACATCTAACAAAGAATTTACTTCAGTCACATCATCGGTGCATTCCTGAAGAAGCATACATCCCATAGAATGATTGGTATAGTAATCATCCTTTCCAATAGGATCTGCCATTACAGGGGCAGCAAGACATGCTGCCATCAAAGCCATAATAATTTTTTTCATATTAGAAAGGTAGAGCAGACTTACCAAGTTCAGGAATAGCACCTCCGGTTGTTCCGGGCATAGAATCGCCCATCAAACCTGGTAAGGAATCAGCAACACCAGCAGTGGCAGCTTCTACAATCTGCTGTTTAATATTCTCTTTGATGGCATCTTGATTTACATAGACGTATCCGGCAGTGCCTGTGACGGCAGCACCCATACCAAAACCTAGAAGTGCCAATACATTAATTAGTTTTTGCATTTGATAAAGCGTAAGAACGCTCAAGTGTTAATTTTAGATACTCTTGGAAATAATCCTCGATGTTATCTGTTGTTTTGTTGCCTTGACTTACCCAGTGATGACAGAACTCGTAGACAATTCTACAATAATCATTTAAATAATGTGACAGTGCTCTAAAGACTGCTGCTCTAAGAAGCATACGTTCTTCTGAGTAACGCCAATCATCCATGTCTTTGGGATCTAATAAAGTTTTCCGCGTCCAGGACAACCAGGGGTCTCTTTCCATTTTTCTTCATAATAAGAATCGGTTCATAGTCCCCAGAGTTAGCACATGCCTGGTCATAAGAATCCCAGACATTCA